TCCATACGTCCCTGCACTGCTTACCGTAAGGAGAGTAAACTGCAGGTACTTGACCCATGTTAGGACTGGAATGAGTCATACGTCCTGTCACTGCTCCGTTAGGATTAACGTAGCCATGTACTCTACCGTCCTCTTTAACAGCCTCTAACCAACTCTGAACTTGAGCCACACGCTTCTGTATCATAAGATACTCAGCTATCAAAGCGGCCTGTGGTATGCCCTTCACTGTACCTAGCACTGCCTCATCAACGATGGCCTGTCCTGTCTCAGTGAATTGCTTAGGTTTCCATCCATAATACTGGAGGTGTCTGCCTATCTGCTGTCTTGAACCTAGATTAAACACAGGGAAATCTATGCGACTAAAGGGTGCTACCGCTTCCTCCCAGTTATCACCAAGAAACTTGAGTCCAACAACCGATTGCGTACCATCCTTCTTAAACTTGGGCGTAATCTCTTTGACAAATGTCGGTAACGGTTTGAAAACCTGATGCACTTCATCTTCAAGGTCATTCTTTTTCTCCTTTAATGTAGCCAGTAAATGGTAAGCTTTCTCTTGGTCTAAGAGCCACCCCTGTTTAATCTGCTGAGTAACAATGCTTTGTACTTGATGCTCAAGATCAATACTTTCAGACTCAAAGCCTCTAAGCTCAGAAAGTAATCTCTGGTACACCAACGCATTAACTCTAACGTCCTGTATGCAATACTCCAACATATCATACGAAAAAACATCCCAAACATTATGATCTCCTTTGGGGCAATTAAGTATAGAACCCCAGTTATCTAAGGAATGACCACCCTCTCTTGACGGATTAGCTAGTCGGGACATTACCAGTGTGTCAGTTATTTTACACTTGCTAAAGTCTACCGCTAGTAGTTTTTCCAGTACAGGTATATCATATCCTATAAGGTTGTGACCAATTAGTTCGCACTCGTCCTGCAGTTGTAACCAAGTTATAAATTCAGGTAGTCTATCTCCCGACCAAGTTAAGGAATCATCGTGTCCTAGCTGTCGCACAACAATACACCATACTGTATCAGGGTCAAGGCCGTTGGCTTCAATGTCAAGTACAAACTGTTTCATAATTAAAACTCCGATTCTTCACCCATAGGGCAACTAGTTTCAATCATCCGACCTGTCTCTTTATCATAGTAAAGGTAACAAGCCGCACCAGTGAGTCCAACAAATCTGTTCTTGAGTACACGAACTGTTGTGGTGTTCCGTGTCTCAGGGTCAGCGTGTTGCTGATCTCGTTCAAGTCCAATGACCATATCACTTAGCTGTGCGATAGCCGCTGAACCACGTAGTTCTCCTAAACTAATCTTACCACCATCTTCATGTGCCTTTGAGCCGCTAGGTCTACGCAAGTGTGATACTAGGAATAGCCCTACACCTGTCTCCTGAACTAGCTTTCTAAGGTTAGTCATAATGCTGTCGATGGCTTTACGCTCGTCTCCATTGTCCTGATCGCTAACCACAATGCTTAGGTGATCAAGAATGATCCACTTGCAGTCCAACCCTTTAGCCATATAACGTATGCGCCCAAGTAGGTTGTCCTCATTAGTAGAACCCCAGTGATCAAACATATAGATGCGCCCAGAGCCTAACGTCTTATCCCAATAACTCTTCTTCTCTTCCTCAGAGATAGTCTGGTTAAGATGTAGTTGCTTCTCAGCTTCAATGGACATGATGCCTAATGCTGTCTTAGGTATGTCCTCTTCCAACGCTAGGATGCCTATGTTGTCCTCCGTAGCACCTAGCAAGTAATGCTCTAACTCACGTACCATCTGAGACTTACCCATGCCGCTACCACTAGTGATTGTGACTAACTCACGAGGACGGAAGCCATAGGTGTACTCATTCAGACAAGCCCAAGGATAGGGTATGGACTTGACATCGGATTGCTTGATGATTAAATCCCAAGTCTCATTACCTGCAATGATTCCATCAGGCTGATATGACTTAGCGTTCCACCACTCACGAACAAAGGCTGTGACCTTGTTAGCCTTGAGCATATCCCCTGCGTCCTTCATGGACAATACGACATTCTTTGCCTTGTTAGGGGTGAACAAATCAAGGACAGACTTAGCCGCCAACTGTCCTGCTTTATCTGCGTCAAAACAAATGACTACGTTCTCAAAGGACTCTAACCACTCAAGGTTTTCTTTAATGTCTTTTGATGCTCCGCTTGAGCCACTTCTAATGGAGACAACAGGCCACTTTCCGTCAAACATTTCGTGAACTGCAAGTGCGTCTGCCTCGCCCTCTGTGACCGTAATGTACTTACCGCCACCCTTGAAAGCCTGTTGACCGAACAACCCAACATTATTAAATTCTCCTGTAGCATAAAAGTTCTTGTTGTCCACAATGCGTACCTTAGTGCCTAACACTGCACCTGAGTCCTTGTCGTGGTATGGGTAGTGATGTTTACTGACCTTCCCATCAGGGGCAAACTCAACGGTGACTCCGTACTTCTTAGCCACCTCTTGGCTTATTCTCCTGTCAGGGATTGCCGCTACTGTTCCTGTCATTTCCAAATGCCTCGCTTTTCTTTGTGTTGCTTGTTCTATAACCTGACCGTTACCTTTCTCGTAGTAGTCACAACCACCTGAAAAACAGGTGGCGTGACCATCGGAGTACCTCGCCAAGTTATCCTTTGAGCCACACTTGGGGCATGGCTCATGTCGGACAAACGAGGATGTCATTTAGAAGTCCTCTCCACCAGTATCTTCAGCTTGCTCTAAGACCTTGATCTTGTTAAGGTAGGTAGGTATCCCATGTACAGGATGGGGCTGACCTTCTGTCCATAATACACGAACCTTAGACCCTCTACCAATGCGACCTTTAAAAGCACCACCATCAGCATCAACCACAGCCACATTGTACTTAGTTGAGAACTTCCGTTGCTTTGCGTCCTCATACTCACGCAACTTAACACCTTTACCTTCCAACTCGTCAGCAGTTGACTCATCCAAGGTTAGGACAACTGAATACTTACCAGTTGACTGACCCTTATACATCTCATGCTCTTCCAAGTTTTCAAACGCTAATAGACCTTCTAATACTGCCATAGTTACTACCTCTTTTTTCTAGCTTAGTGAATGACCCTTATGTATAACTTTTGTAACTTGTTATAACTTAAGAATCGTTTGGTTAATACTATAATTATATATTAAATATTTTCCTTTAATACATAAGTATAGTATAACATGAATTAGGGCATAACCTTAATCATTCAAAGTTATACCCATTATTCATCAAATCAATACTACTATTGCTCCTCCATATCCGCTAGGAATTCAAAGGGATTAACAACATCATCAAGAATCGTGTGCATAGGGCTGTCCAGTGTTGCCTCATTGGATGCTGACAGGCAATCTGAGCATAACTCTGAGTATTCCCCTGTCGCTCTGTCAATCCTTCTCATCTCAAACTCATTCATTATAACGTCACATGCTTTGCATCTACTCATGGCTAAAAGCCCTCTTATGTTGGTCTAAAAACTCTTTGGCTGTCAGGGTGTTATAGTAAGCCCTAACGCTATCCTCTGCGCGTTGGTGCGCCTCCTGTAATGTCATGGCTAACATTTCATAGTCAACCATCTCATCAATCAATCGGGTAATGGGTCTGATGTCGTTGTCATCGCCTCCTTCATAACCGATCAAGCGTTCCTTTATTCTACTCATTGTCAATTTCCTCCACCTTATAGACATAACCAAAGGATATTACCAGTAATGGTAGTAGTATTATTGTACCACTAAAGGGCATTGCCTGTAAACTGAAAGGATCATTTTCGTTTACCGTCCATACTGCCCTAGAATCCACAAACTCAATATCTATACCTGTACCGTTCCTGAGTTCTATTGACAACGTATTTTTACCTATTCGCCAGTTCATCACTTTCTCCCAATCGCTCCACAGCTACTAACATATTTTCAAGGGCTGTTTTAAGGCACCTTACTTCAATTTCTAACTCTCTTTTTGTCAACGTTTCAGCCTTATCTCTGTTAACTGAATCGAGCACCGCTTCCAAATAACACTTAATGTCAGCAATACTTTCCAAGTAGTCTGATGTGCTGTGTTTAGTTATTAGTATCATCACTTTCTCCTGTAATCGTCAAATACCTCGTCTGTGGTTCTTCTGCGCTACCGCTACAAGGCCTATTGTCTAAAGCCACACCGCCCCAAGAGTTTTCGTAATAATTCATTTCACCATCAGCACCGTAGTCTCGTTTCACCCAATGACCGTCAGAGTATTCGTAATAAATCGATTGACCTTTAGCGTTGTAGATTCTAAAACCTACCTCTACAACACCGAACCTAGCCTCATATTCTTTTCTTAGTTTCGTTTTACTCATAACTCCACCCCATAAACAGTAGACATGAATAAGACTGCTTTATCACGCATAATCTTTCTTGCATGCTCAGTAAACGATCTAGAAGTATAGAGACTTTCCAATGCCTGCATATGGAGGTTGGATAGATGCTCCCTTCTTACCTTGTCATATAGCAAGTTCTGAGCATAGGTTCTCTCATCCCCTAAGCGAGACAGAGCGTCAAACTGTGCCTTCACTATTTCCTTTTGTGTCAATCCTTCAATCTGCATCTTAGTGCCTCCCTGATTCATCAAAATAATCATTGTTTAAAATAACCATATACGACCCGTTACTATGGGGCAGTGCTACCATAACTTCGGTATCGTCATCATCCAAAGCGTTATACCAACCATCGCTATTAGTTACCGTAAAGCCTCCATCCTTTAACTGCTGAATCAAAACTCGCAGCTCCTTTTTGTTCTCCATAAAACGTACCATAAATCACCTTTAATTGTAACAAGTTATAAATTAAGGAATCAGAGTAAAAAATTCCAACGTACTAGCCATTATATAGACTCCTACCAAAACCACCACGCCTACCCATGACCAAAAGTCACTTTCGGGTTCTCTGTTATCATTCATCATTTTCTACCTCTCGCTCTTCTGGTAATTTTACATAAGTCCAGTAATCTTCTGTTCCACCTGAAATAGTCTCCAAAACATTAGGGTATCCACTATTATCATCAGTTGAGCGTAGAATATCTCCAGTTGCATGGTCAATAATATAATATTTCATACCTTAAAACCTCATGTAATCCATTCTAAGCCTATTTCATGGGTTAGGCTATGCTACCCTACTAATAAACACTAGAAAGTCTAAGAATGCAAACCATAGACTTTGTGATGTTTACTTTATCTCCATACGCTGAATTAAGTCAATCGCTTGTTCTAAGCTCATTTCGTAATATTCCGCGAATCTAGCTACAGTTAGGAAATTATTCACCCAATCAAGGTACATATGTTCGTCACTAAAATGCTCGTATGCTTTTTTCATTGTATTAGCCTCCTACAGCTATTAGATTATTAATTTGTTTTTTCATTGATATACCATGCGCAGGGTATCCGATTACTGATACATCTTTTTTCCAACAAGCACGACATGATCCGCATTTGCCCTCGCGTGTACTGGCCTCGCAAACTGTAACTCCTTTTAAACTATGGCTTATTGTGGGCAATATGGTGCTACTATTTGCCACATTAGGAATAACTTCACCTAATACGCCATCACTGGACAATCTGACAACCACGTTAGGCAATGACTCCATGTCTGCGATAACTTGGGCAAACTTGCTAAACTTGTGCATTCTAGTTGGTAGCCAATGATTACACCACGGAGTCAACCGCATGACTTCAAGCATCTTTTGAGCGAGTTTTATACTGTACATATCACCTGAATCAAACCAACGAAAATACCTATCGTTATCTAGTTCTGCGACCATATCATCAACCCATGAATCACGCTTCCAATCTTCCTTATTATGCTCCCTTGGTGCTTTGACATTAGGAAATCTATAGTTGCCGCTTGTGGCGTAGCATCCCTTACACGCAGGGACTAGATCACCGTTAGAATCTTTTGATGCGGGACACGTATCTAATGCCTGTAGACTCCAAGACCTACAAGGCATCTTACCCGCTTTTGACAATTTAATCATTTGTATATACTCCATTAATTGTAACTTGTTATAACTTTACCCATAAATGCCGCTAGTATCTAACGGCATCTAGTGTATAGCTATCATGCCGCTTTGTCTAGTGGTTCTAGTGCTTCCAGTAATTTCTCTTTGATCTGACATAGAGAGAGATCAACATCTATAATTGATTGTGACAGTTCACTATCTTGTTCTATTTTGGCTAGTTCTTCCGCGTATGCCGATAGTTGAAACAATGCTTCCGCTAGTGCTTCGACTGGTGATAATGCTTGACCATTAGGCGCTATTACACTTGCACCTGTAGACGCTTCACCAGTATCGCCTTCACCTTCACCACCATTGCCCGTGCCTTTACTAGCACCGCGCAACTGTGCTTCGACTAGCTTGCTATCTTTGACAACCATAGCGCGTTTGTCTATATCTAACTCTTTATGTATACGCTTAGTGACTCTATTAAAGATTGACCGAATCACCGCGAGTGATGCCTTATCCACCGCACAACCTTCCCATAGTGCAACCAGTACCTTTTCCGCGCCTTTACCAGTAGCAACGTGTACGTTATAAAGCTCGCTTACTATATCAGTCACTTTGGTTTTAACCGCTGTGCCTTCCACTAGTTCAACCGCGAGTTCCTTAGCTTGCTTAATTGTCGTTAGCTTTGTCATAACTACCTACCTATATATGTATCAATGAATGTATGCACATATTAACAAATTGATCGACAGAGTACAATGCTCATTATGCATGAACTATCAAAACTATATGCGCCTAGCGCATGACTACAGTATACCTTTGCATATGCGCGTGTACGCGTAGCAATAATCATGCCAACTTGTGTATGCTTGTGTCATGCAATATCTATGCCAATATGTAGCTATAGGTATCCTATGGCATACTCACACTTTACCCATGCAATACCCGTGCCAACATGGAGCCTTGTGTATAACCTGTGGATAAACTTATGCACAGGCCGTGGATACTGGGGA